GCTGCTTGAGATACCGCTGTCCGCAAACTTGCACTTGCGAGTATGACAACTCGTGAATGAGTCTCGCTCGTTTGCGTTGGTTTGGATGTCCATCTGGTTCGCCGTGATACTTGTACCACGCGTTCACTACGTCAATGAGCATGTGGAAGAAATCAGGTGAGATCGATGAGTCCCAATCTGAATAATCTCCCGCAAATCCGCCGGTCGTTTTCCATCCTGGGGTTCGTCCTTCAATCAGAACCTCAGCCGTCCGCGTCCAGTCATATCCCATGACATTAATCCCGACTGCACAGCAGTGCTTCAATTTCTTCCGGTGTAGGAAGGAGACAAACTCCCCCATGTACCGTCGGAATGCCAGTGTCAAGATCTTATTCGATGCCAGGAATAACCGTGATTTTCCAATGCGTATTTTCTCCAGCGGTCGTCTTTCATCTTTCAGGTGCGCTGAGAATGGCATGTCCAGTGGTTCGTCGTTGTCCAGTCGTGCTTCCAGTTTGTTCAGCTCTTTCCGTCCAAAAGCTGTCAGGTTCCATTGTTCCATCGCGTCTTGTTGGAAGAGTGGCTTGTTGGCCGTCTTGTATGGATGTCCATCTGATGTGTGCATGTCGAGTGATGTGAAGCCCTGTACCTCGTTCCCATTGATGAGCTCGTTGATAGGGTAATCGGTGAGTTCGATGTGCTCCTTGATTTTGCGCGTGTATCGGTCAACCATCGTGTTGACAATTTCCCGTTGTGTGCCGATTTCCACAGAGTGAATACGTTTCTCGTACTTTGATAATCCTCTCTGTAGTGGTGTCATTGTCGTGTCCTCCAGTCGTACATCTCTCACGTGCAAAACTGATGGTCCTGTTCTTGTTGGAAACACTCCGTGCAATTTGCTCTCCGTGATTTTTGATTTGCGTGGCATGTGCAATGTCTTTCCGTGGTGGATTTCATCTTGTTCATTCACATCAAGTGTATCGAATGTGCTTGGATGGTAGTCTTCGTTCTGCGTGGTGAATTTTGGTGTTCGCACAACAACTGGTACTCTACTAACGCGTTCATAGTAGGCATTGATGGTATCTGTGACTCCAGCTTTGGTGATTGTGTGTCCGTATGCTCTGCTCAGAGGGAGTTCAGCTCCATAATGGATAGCGAATATCTTCTTACTTTCTACGTCTAAGTACGGTGATCCGCTCCATCCTGCTTC